ATTGGTATTAGTAAGACTTTACAACTTGGGATTATGTCTAAATTTAAACCAGGTAAAGATTCTGTACAAAAACTTATCGAAGAAGCAAAACGTCTAAAAACAGTATCTGGAAAACGAACAATTGGTGTGAGAAAGGGTGAACTTTCTCAATTGGCTAAAAAACTTGAGGTGGCTGCAAACTTTTCTAAACGGATCGCGGCTGTGGACACAATAGAAAAGGCTGACGCCTTGAAAGAAACAATCGAAAAAACTGGTGAAAAGAAACGTGTCAATACGATCAATAATGAAAAAGATGTGTTGAAAAAGATTGTAAATGAAATTGGTATTCAGGGTTCATTCAGTGGTAGTATCGCAGCTATCAAAAATAAGGTTGAACTGAACGCGGTTAAATTAGATATCGTTGAGGCTAGTAAGGTTGCACTCGCAAAACTATCCAATGAAAAGAATGTCTCTTCTGATTTTTCTAGAGCCATTAGTTCACTCGTGTTCATAGATCGTCTTGTCCCTCTCAAAAAACAAATTGAAAATGCTGGTCTTAAAATGAATGATACCAAAAAACAAAAGAATATTGAAGCTCTCACAAAGAATAAACAGAACTTCATAGAATTCGTCAAGAAAAGTACACTCCCTTTAAACAGACAGCAAGTATTTATTAACCGAATGTCATTGGTAAAGGTTGATATACCCAAGTTGCGTGAAGATGTTGTTGCATTAGAGAAGAATCTTAAAAATACTCAACGAAAGAAGGAACTTAGCGAACTTGGTGCTTACATTAAGTTTAAAAATATTAATAAAACAGGACTCATAAATAAATTCAAGACTACTAATATTTCACTCATTAACATAAAAAAGGAAGTTGATGACCTCATACAAAAGAAAAAGAATCTCCAAGCTGAAAAGAATAATTTAACTAAAAAGGCTAAGAGAATTTCTCTGAATTTGAATATTACGAATAATGTGAAGGGTGCGCGTGAAAAGATTGAAAATGCATATAAAAAGAAAATTCAAAATAATAAAAAACAACTGTCAAATTTTGCTTTACAAGCTAACATTAGTGCGTTAGGTAATTTAACCAAAATCAGCAATTTAAACACACTTAACATGGCAAAAGAAATGGTCAAACAGGAAACGAAGAATAAGCTTTATGCTATAGCCGCGACATTAAATGTCGGTCCAGTTTTGGTATCTAAAATTGGTAGTATAAATACCATACAAGATGTTAAAAATGTTTCACAAGGGATCAAATCTGCTATTCACAAACGAACTAAAAATATGAAAAATCTCACTGCACTCGCGCACACGAAAAATACAGCTTATGTTCGTCAATTGGAAACTAAACAGAAAAAAATTAACGAACTCGTAGGTCATATGACAAATGTGGGGTTGCCACCAAATGATCATGTATACTTCATAGAACAATATACAGTCTACAACAAACCAATCAATACGATAAAGAAGGAAGTAAATGAACGTTTTATTAAAATTTTCAGGGCACAGAGAGAGCAGGGATTACCAAAATTAATTGAAGAACTCCAAAAATATGAACTTGATGAATCGAATATAGAACACATTGTGAACAAATACACAAAAACATATATCGCATCAAATACTTTACTCAATGAAGCACAGGTTATAAAAAATATGCGTACGCAAGAAAGATGGGTTGAAATAGAAGAAGAATTAATTAGTTATTTAGATAGATTAACACTAAAACCAGAAAACAGAAGAAAAATTACTACAGCACTCAGCAGTTTCTGGGTCGATTTTGGACCACTTAAGAAATCTGCTACAAACATGGCGATTAAAACTCGTAATGAACCCCGTGCTCTAGGACGAAAAGAACTTGAAAATCACACCATTAAATTTGGTCTCAATCGGGTCAATAAATTTCAAATTCTTAGAAATTACAATCAAGGTGCGGTAAATTTAAACACTCTCAAGGCGGGTGTCGAAAATCTGAAAGGTATGAAAAACGCTCAAAAGAATATCATCAAGGCGGCTAAACTTAACCAGAATTACGCTTTCAAAACTTATTTAACTAATAATTTGGGTCTTAATTCTAGTAACGAGAAAGTCAAGAAATTACTTAACAACTATAACAAGTATCCAAACTATATAAATAATCATGTGTCTAAAGCTAACACACTAAAAGCTTTGAAGAATGAAAGGGTGAGACTGAAAAATAGCGCTAAAATGTTACCCATGGATGAGAAACGTAATAAAAGAATCGAGAATATTAAAAATGCTAATGATGTTGCACAATTAAATAGTGATATTTCTAATGCATATATAGGTATTGTTCGTAAAGAGATATCAAATATGGTATTACAAAGTGGGGTCAAGGCTAATATAAATACAGGTCAGATTAACAGTTTACAGAAAGGTGAAGAAGTGAGGGCAAAGCTTATGAATGCAATTGAACGAAAAAGAAATCAAGAATTTGCATCTCTTCAAAATGCAGTAAAAAATATGACACAAGAAAATAAAACAACACTTTTACAAGAATTTATTACACAGAATATACCAATTGATAAAATGTTAAAGAAGGTTACAGAACTCAAACAGACACGAGCTATAGAGGCATACAAAAATAAAAGGCGTCAACTTTATGATTATATGAAAACACAACTTAACATGAATGTAAATGATAAAAAAACCATAATGAATGAATTCAATAACACCGGTACACTTGCAAATATGTTGAACAAGGCTAGAGTATTGAAAAATACTCGAGTCGCAGAAAAGATTGCCGGGGATAGACTCAAAATTGAAAAAATCATTGAACCACTAGAACTCAATGAAGCTGATAGAAATCTGATACTTAAAAATTTTAACACTAAACCTGGTACTGTGTTGTCATCTGAAACTAAAGCTAAAGCACTGAAAAAGAAGAGGAATGATGAAAAAAGAGCTAATGAACGTGTACAATTATCCAATCATCTTAAATCCCTCCGTCTAAGTGAAACTAACACCACTAAGATTTTAAACATATTTGACAGAACACCAGAAAAGACGTTAACCATGTCAAAATTGAACGCGACTGGTTTACGTAAACAAAGAAATCGAGAATCCCTCACCGAAACAATGAAGACGCTTATTTTAACCGATGCTGTTAAAACTGAACTTCTTAAACGTTTCAGGGATAAACCAGGAGACCTGAATATACTTATCAAGAAAGCTAGACAGGTAGACCAAAAGGCAAGAAAACAGTTAGATTTACAAAAACAAACCCGAAATTATGTGGTGTCTTTAAAATTAGGAAATAAAGATACACCGATCCTTAAAAAGATTACAAATACACTCACACCCCAAACAGCTAAGGTGATACGTTCAGAGGCTGAAAAAATTAGACGTGAACTCAACGCTGAAACAGTGGATAAAAAGCGAACTGAGATTAGAACTTTCATGAACAAAACCACTATCACAGCTGGTATGAAGAGAACATTCGCTATGTCTGTAAAACTTAACACAGATTTAGACGCCCTTAAAAGAAAGATACAAGCTTCTGAAATTCTAGTTAAAAATGCAAGGGGTCGGGGTGGTCGTCTCAAAGCTGAACTCAAAACATATCTTAACACTCTAGACCTAACTAACGAAGAATTAAAACGTATTGAAGGAAGTGTAGGTGCCAAAACTAAAAATTTAACAGTTTTAAAACGAAAGGCTCGAATTCTATCCGAGAGAAAACAAGTAAAGAGACTTCGAAGCCAAATGAGAAAAACTATGAATAGAAAGGCTACTATAAAGAGAGAGTCTAACAACCGTCAGCGTGCGATAGATCGTACAAAAGCAGCCAAAGCTTTCAGAATTAAGAAAGAAGAACTTGAAAAAATTGTGAATAAATTACCCCTAAATTCTAATGATAAAAAGACGTACCTGGATAAACTAAAATCACCAAAAGCACCACTTAATGGTATAACCAGAAATCTTAAGAAGTTTGTCAAAAACGCTAATATTTCTAATAAGAAAAAAGAAACCTATATAACGGAACTAAAATAAATGTAGATTTCTACAGACAAAACTTTTTTGTCAGTTTAATATATAAAATGGACACGTGTGATCCAAACGCGGAAATAGCCGATCTCAGAAAACTCATTAAGATGAATACTGGGCACTCTATTAAACTGACAAGAGAACAGATATGTCAAGTCTACGATGACATCCAGGGAGGAAAGTTACCCCTACCCCCTCTGGTTTTAGACTCGAAAATGAGTTATTTAATCGATAAGAAATCGCCATTAACTCCTAAAGATTTTGATACTTTATTCGACTCTTCGTCGAAGCGTACCGACTTAAAGCGAATTGCACGTAAAGTTGGTCTAGTGAAGACCGAGCAAATGACCAAGAATCAAATTTTTGATGCTATCGGTAAGCGCTTGAGGTACATGAATGTTCATGAACCTATTAAAATCTCGAGAAAGCGTCTCTTATCCAGTAAATCTAACACAGCAGCGAACAACGCAGCAGTGAACAATCTGGGGTTGAACAACGCAGCAGCGAACAACGCAGCAGCGAATAATTTAGGGTTGAACAACACTGGAAACAGTGGGAACAACCTGGGTTTGAACAACACAGGAAATACAGGTTTGAACAACACAGGAAATACAGGTTTTAACAACACTGGTAATAATGTGAATAGAAATAGAAATAGAAATTTCAACAACTCTGCATTTAACAGTGGTGGGGGATCTAATAACCTATCAAATAATGCTTCCAGTAAACCCAATTCTAAGGTTTCATTCCCAAATAAAAGTTTGTTCGCGACAATGAACAAACCGGACTTTGCGAAGAATCAACAGAATATGTCCCAACCCAAACCCATGTTTACAGGAATGATGGGAAATAAAACCCCTAATTTCGTCAATTCTAATAAGAAGAAAACTTCATTCTTTGGTGGTTTATTTGGTGGTTCGAAGAACAATAATAAGAATTTCATTAAAGCTAATAAATTCAACAAAGCAAAACCAGGTTATGTATTCAAGACTGGTAATCAGGGTCTAGGGTACTACAAGAATGATGGACCAGTTGTAGCTCAAGGGCCTCTCAAGAAACCAAATGGTTTCGGAGAGCCCGTAGCCCCTGTGGGTCCCAACAACAAGAAACCCAACAAGCCCAATAAGCCTGTGAACAACAAGAACAACAAGCCCAATAAGCCTGTGAACAACAAGAACAACAAGGTCAACACTGGTGTAGGTAACAACACTGTGAATAACAAGAACAACAAGGTCAATACTGGTGTGGGTAACAACACCGTGAACAACAAGAACAACAAGGTCAATACTGGTGTGGGTAATAACACTATCAACAATAAGCCCAATAAGCCTGTGAACAACAAACCCAATAAGGTGAACACCGGTGTAGGTAACAACACTGTGAACAACAAGCCCAATAAGCCTGTGAACAACAAGAACAACAATGGAAATACCATTATGACCAATGCTAACGCTAACAACAAGAACAACAATGGAAATACCATCATGACTAATGCTAACGCTAACAACAAGAACAATAACGGAAATACCATCATGACCAACGCTAACAACACGAAGCCCAACGGTAACGTGAAGCCCAACAACAACGTGGTCAACAACAAGAATAACAGCGCTCAAATCGAGAAAAATCGTAAGAAGGCTGAGAAGGAAGAACAAGAGGCCAAAAAACGTGAAGAAATTGAAGCCAAGAAAGAGGCTGCTCGTGAAGAATTACGTAAACGCCAAGAAGAAGCTAAGAAAATCAAAGAAGAATCCAAACGAGTTGCGAACATTGAGAAAAATTTACTGAAATTACCCAATGTGGATAAGGTGTATCTTACCGCTTTCAAAGGAAACAAGTCTATTAATAATGTCAACAAAAATGCTCTTCTCAACAAAGTTGCAAAAGATAAGATTATCAGGAATCTCCGTAACGAAGTTAATCCCATGTTTATGGGTAAGAGACGTATTGCATATGTAAACCCAACAAATTACAATGCCATGAAAAAGGAAGTTGAAAACAAACTCGCGGAAAAGACGGCTAGTGAAGCTGATTTACAATTATTGAAAAAGCTTTCTACAAACTTGGCCATTTCTAAGAACTATGTGAAAGCTTTCGCTAACGGTAAAGCGATGAATACTATATCTGTAAATGCTCTTACCAATAAGAGAAACAAAGACCATGAAGTATACAAGATGAATGCAACTAATAAGAAGGGATTATTTGGTGGATACTCCACTACCGTACCCGGTACCAAAACCATGAAGTTCATACCAAATGCTGAATACAACAAAACACTTAACAGGGCCAAGACCGCTTTAGAGGTTAGGCGTAACGCTAAGCAATTGGCTGAGAATAAGCGTAAACCAAAAGAAAATAACGTGAAGCCCAATAACAACGCTAAGCCTAACGGTAATGTGAAGCCCAATAACAACGCTAACAACACGAAGCCCAATGGTAATGCTAAGCCCAACAACAACGCTAAGCCTAACGGTAATGTGAAGCCCAACAACAATGCTAAGCCCAACGGTAATGTGGAGCCCAACAACAATGCTAACAACACGAAGCCTAACGGTAATGTGAAGCCCAACAACACAGAGTTCGTGGGCCCCAACAACAAACTAAATACTATAGAAGAAGAACCCAACAAAGAAAATGCGGCTGGAAACAATTTCAAAAACGCGTCTAATAACACGTTTAAGTTGAATAAAAATACCAAAAACAAAATTCAAAACAACAATAACTTCAATGCCAGTGCCGAGTTGAACAAGCAACTCAATAATGAAGCTAAGCGTCAAAATCGTGCCAAGAATAAGAACAACAATAATAATTTCAACGCCGCTGCAGAATTGAACAAGCAACTCAATAATGAGGGTAAGCGTGTAAACAGGGCTGCCAAGAACAAGAACAACAACAATAACTTTAACGCAGCTGCTGAGTTAAACAAGCAGCTCAATAATGAGGGTAAGCGTCAGCAAAACGTCGAGAACAAGAAACTCAAGAATAGGCGAAAGAATTTAACTAACAAAACCGAAAGGGAGGTTGCCAAGTTTATGGGTAGGATAGGTAAATGGCGCCCAGCTATTATAAATGCTAAGACGATAACAGAACTCAATATTCTCAATAAAAACTTAAACAATCGTATTAAATTGAGGAATAACATCAAGAAGAGTGTACTCACACGCAAAGAGCAATCTGAATATGCCAACATGGTGATGAAACTCAATAAAAAGGTTGCCAATACACGTAAGCTCTTTGAAAATGGAGTGAACAAGAAGATTTCTAACACTACTGGACCCCTTGTGAAGGGTATACTAAACAAGGCTGTAGCTAACAATAAACGTGGTAGCTTCAACGGTGGTTTGAGACTTGGTAACAATAACAATAACATCATCAATGGAAAACCAAAGCCTATATACAACAACTCCAACTCCAATTCTAACAACAATGTCAAACAAAACATGAAACCTAACCCTACATTCGAACCAAACCTGAAAAACAACCCCACGTTTGAAAAACTTACCAATGAAAATAAGAAACCGTTGATTTCTGCTATCAACTCACTCAAACAATTACCTCAAAATAAGAAAACTATATTCAAGGGTCGACTTAACAGCGCTTTCAAGAACCAAAATCTCAATAAGATGAAAGCGATTAGGAACGAGGCGATAGCCGCTAATAAGGTGATACAGAATCAACTCGCAGAGGAAAAGAGATTGAAGGAAGAGGCTAAGGAAGCCCAACGAAAGAAGGAAGCTGAAAACGCGGCTAGACGGAAGGCGGAAAGAGAAGCCAAGAAGAAGGCAGCCAATGAGGAAGCCAAGAAGAAGGCAGCCAACAATATGAAAAGACAGTTGAATGCAGCTAATAATATTTTGAATTTGGCTAATAAAGCTCTCAAAAAGAAAGAAAACAACAAAGCACCAACTCTCATGGAAAGGGGTAGCTACACATCTAAAATCAACACCCAGATGAAAAAGTTGGCGAAGGGGACGACTAACAGGGTACGTGAAGATTGGGAAAAGAAGAAAAGGACATTCAAGGGTAGAATCACAAGAGCAGCTACCATCGGTCAAGTCAAAAAAGCATATGAAAATGCAAAAGAGGAGTACAATAAACTTAAGTAAACTCAAAAATATGTAAAAAGTAACTAAAATGAATCACCCCGACGACGACTGTACCGTGATTACCGACATGCCTCTCAGCGACGAGGTTGTCGATTTCATCGAGAAGGGTCTTCACCGCGATATGACTGAGGAAGATGTGGAGAATTGGTGCGACAATAACCTTGATGGTCTCGCATCCATATATGAAAAGTATCGGGATACATACTTGTCATACGGACAGGCCGAAATGACTCTTTTTTTTACACAAACTGTGTACGGTCGAGAGGATGCAATGGAGATTATTGCTAGTTTTGTAGATGGATTGTAATTTAAAGAAAAAAAACGTCTATATATTAATGTCCACATGCGATGTATGCTGTGAGAAATTCAACAAGATAAATCATAAAAAAGTTGACTGTCCCTTTTGTGATTTATCAAGTTGTCGCTCATGTAGTCAAAGATATATACTTTCTTCATTTGAAGACCCACATTGTATGGGTTGTAAAACTCTATGGAACCGTGAATTTGTAGATTCATTTTGTACAAAGTATTTTCGAAATACAGAACTCAAGCGACGCCGTGAGGTCGTACTATTCGAAAGAGAAAAAGCACGAATGCCAGAGACACAACCTGAGGTTGAGAGAATTCTTCAAATGAGGAAACTAAGAATCATACTAGATACTCAAAGAGTACAACTATTAGAACTACATTATAGACACGACAATTACCCAGATGAAAACCCTCTAATAATGAGAGAAATTCAAGATCTCTATAGAAAATTAGAAAATGTATGGAGACATTTAGAACAACTACGTTCAAATGGGGTTGATCATGGAGATACAACATTTGTTCGTCAATGTCCACATGAGGACTGTAAAGGTTTTCTAAATGAACAATGGTATTGTGGATTGTGTGATAAACACTACTGTAAAAAATGTAACGAATTACTCACAGACGATCATGAATGTGATCCACAAACAGTCGAAACCATGGAACTTTTAAATAGGGATAGTAAATCATGTCCTAAATGTGGTACAGTTATTTATAAAACAAGTGGATGTGCACAGATGTGGTGTACAAGTTGTCATACAGCTTTTGACTGGCGAACTGGTCAAATAGAAACTGGGCGTATCCATAACCCTCATTTCATAGAGTTCAAAAAGAAGACGATGTCATCTAGAGAACATGGGGACATACCTTGTGGTGGTACACCGACATTTAGAGAACTTAGATCAGTTGATGCATCGAACAAAATACTCTCATTTGCTATAATTGTATACCAATGTGAGCGTGATTTATTGTTTATGGATCTTCAACCCCCAGATAATCTGCAACTTAGAATATCTTACATGTTAAACGAGATGAGTGAAGAGTATTTCAAAACGATACTTCAACGACAAGAAAAGTTTCTAGATAAGTCAAGAGATATTTCACAAATATTTGAAATGATATCTAATACTGGTGGAGATCTTCTAAGACAATATATACTTTATCCAGAAAAACACGATGAAATAATCAAAATCATGGAAAAACTTGTCGATTATAGTGATGAAATATTTTATGTAATTCGTAAAAGGTATAACTCTGCATTTCCTAGAAAATTAATTCTATGATTACAGTAAGATGGTCATTCTATTGTTCCTCATTGTATTATTGGTCTACCTACTTCCCACATATCCCAAACCGGTGGTAATCGAAAATTTTTTGACTGAAAAGGAATGTACTCATATTAAACAAAGTGCAAAAAGTAAATTGGAGGTGTCAACTGTGGATAAGGATAGAAGGGTTAATGAAAAAATACGAAAAAGTGAGACGGCGTGGCTTAGTACCGAAGACCCTATTGTTAAAAGCGTAGTAGAACGTTGTGTCAGTCGTATAGATAGACCCATCGAAAATTGTGAAGAGCTTCAAGTTTTACGGTACAATGAGGGTGGATACTATAATCCTCACCAAGATGTATTCTATCAAGACAAAAATAAGAGGTTGTATACTTTTATTATAGCTCTCAATGATGATTATGAAGGGGGTGAAACAGCTTTTCCAGTTATAAAAGAAAAATATAAACTCAAAACTGGTGACGCGCTATTCTTCCATACATTGGATAACTATGGATTCGATACGTCCGATGCTTTACATGGTGGGCAACCTGTAAAGTCCGGGGAGAAATGGGTTTGTAATTTATGGGTGCACAAGTATCCTTATGCCTGAACCTCACCACGTTCAATGAGCTTCTTACGATTTTCTAGGTGAAGTCCCTCAACAAGGGATTTATTCTGTGCACCATATGGTACGGCGTATCCCTCATCAACCAACCACTTGTTCACATTGGTCCATACTCCATCTTCAGAAACCCAAACCTCTCCGAGTACACGTCCAAACTTACCCCTAGAATCCGCCTCTGGGCATCTGAGTTCGATTTCAATATCATCCTTCTCAGATGCGACCGCCTTTAGACACCATTCCTTGAGCTTCTTCTTAGAGAGAAGGCCAAAGACCTTCTCCTCCTTATCAGAAGTACGGGATTCGGGGGTGTCGATACCTAGAAGACGGACACGCTGCTTTGTGCATACATCAAAACCTAAGTCGATGTTCACGTCAATAGTATCACCATCGACGACCTTCGCGAGGGAGGATACACGATAGATAAACGTACAGGGTTCAACGTTATAAGAGGGCATCTTATATCTAATTATAAACTTAAAACTTTAATACCCTCATATATTAGATGAAGTGTGTGGCTACCTTTTCTGAAAATAGTCTGTACAAAATAAAACTAGCAAAGACTCGTAAGAATGTCCTTGAATCTATATACCAACGACCAAGTATCGTAGAGGTGAGACCAATCAAGGAGAATCTGAGACTTCGTTTACGCTTCACAGAAGCGATAAAAGAAGCACAGGAGATGTGTGAAATGGATAAGGATTCGTCGGAGTGTCATTGGGCTTGGTATGAGGTTGATGAATTAGAGGATTCTATGCTACGTCTATATCCCGATAGACGGTAACAATTGGGGGGTCATCGTCATATCCATAATAACGAATTGATATTCCAAAAAGTTTCATCATTTCTGGATCAACATAGTCGTTAATTTCTCTTTTCCAATTTTTTATAGTTGTTTGAAAATATTCAATTCCATTATCTGAAAATACACAAATACGCATGAATGGTGTACTACGCACCTTTCTCATATATTCGTGTACAGCCTCGGGTAAAGGTGATGCCCTCATGTATACCGATTTAAGGATATTAATAACGTAGTATCCGTGTGAATCACAAATTATATTGACTTGCATTTCAGGGAACCCTTTGATAAATGCTTCGAAATCCGCATTACTAGGGAGGGTTGTGAATACAGGTGTATTCTGGCATATAACCTCGTCATGGTAACCAATACCGGGATGTGTATGAAATGACATTTCAGAATACCAAACTCTATCTATTTCAGGACCTTCTACACGATTTCGTTTTTTTGATGTGACAATTTTTGGTTTACTAAACTCAAAATTTTTGTATTTAATATTACCAGCAAATTCCCATTGTTTGACACAAGATAACTTACTCACTTCTTTCAAATCATGAACTACTTCACGAGAAAGTTTTATTCTCTTCTTTCTTATTGCCATATTTGGGCGCACTATTCTAAATTTCATTGACACTACCTGTTATACACTGAGAATTTAACGCGTCTTGTTTTTAACTATCACCCGACCCTCGGTTTCTGGAGCGAAGTTCAGGTAAAAGGATCGTACGGCAATACTGTTTTTCTTAGCGAGTTCATTAATTTGGTTAATAGTTGCAGCACCACTGAGTAAGTATGGAATCATTTCCATGAACGTCACATAAAATGTTGTACACACACCCCGAGTGTTTCCCTCTTGGAGGTCTCTACCACCGTAATATCTGACTTTGCGACCAGGTATCTTGAACATTTTTTGTAAAATTGGAACAATCTTCTTACGTGTAGTCTTACCCCAAATCGAAGTTCTAGACCTTTCACCGTGTGGATCGAACACCCATATTCTTCTATTTTTGGGGTCTCGTGGGTCAACCAATACACTGACTGCATGCCCATTGCTATCAGTTCGTAATCCAACCATGAAAAAATGGACTTGATTTGTTGGGACTATTCTCGAACCGGAATTATAAATCCGACCGAAACGATTAACAATTGTGGGAATATTTTTAACGATACCGTATTGATTCGTTTCAATATTATAATCCAAAAATGACGAAATGATGCTCTTCTCATCAAACATTTTCTTAGCTCTCTTCATATACCTGGGAATACCTGCATACTGACACCCCATACCCCTACCAATTTCAAGATTTGACAGCTCCACCTCCCGACCACGCGTTTTCATTGTTTGTTCATCATTGCTGTTGCTATTAGTAGCTTTACGCTTCTTAGAGCGTACGGGTACTACGTTAGTCATGATGACATTACCAGAGTTATTACGGTTTACGAGATTGAACTTTTCAAACTCTTTCGCGAGATTGTTAACATGACCAGCTTGAATGTTCCGCATTAATCGTCTAACTTCTCTTCGCCGTCCAACTTTCCAGGCTTTTTGTATTTTTCTTGCAGCATCATTTCTTACATTCCGTGTGAATGAAGACAGATTAGTTATTTTAGTGATGATATTTCTCAACTCGGTATCACCTCTGTTCAGATTTCTTAAAAATGTACCTGACTGAGACATCTTAACATATATAGAGAAATTTTTAGTTTCTTTATAAATGAAGTGGGATATAGAGAAAATCGTGAAAGAAGTCTATTCTGAATTAGGACCTGGTTATAGTGAGAGAGTGTACCACAACGCGGTTGAGGTTATACTGAGAGAGAAAGGTATTCCGTATGAATCTGAGCGTCATATTCTGGTTAGGTTTAGGGGTCATGTTGTCGGACAGTTACGAGCTGATATTATCATAGACAATACTGTGATACTAGAACTCAAGGCTATTAAGACTCTCACTGATGGGATGGATCAACAGGCTCGAAAATATCTTGACTTGACAGGACTGAGGTTGGCGTATCTGGTAAATTTTCCTCTTCAACCTGGTCGGGAGATTGAGATTCGGAAACTTGCATTAGGACCATCAGCGGGAGAACTCTCGCGAGCCTTTGATAAAATACGAGATCATCATCGTGTCGTGTCTGCGGATTTAACACAGCTGCTTCCAGGAGTTCATGCGCCGTTTTCAAATGAAACTTCGCCTGTTCCATGCAGTACTGAACAGCCGGGTCCGTTTGATTGATGTTATCTAGGTGTGGGCACACATGAGACTCGAGCTCATAGAGTGCCAATAAGGCTTGGTTTTCTTGTTGATTCATAGTTGAAATTTATATTTTTATTGGAGCACTTAGGTTCTAAACAGTTGGAATAAATTCCCATCTAAGGTCATAACAAATCTTTTTCCAAATTACATCTTGTTGATAAAGTTTTTCTTTAGACTTGAGAAGTGGAAAGTATTGAAGGAAGTCATCTTCACCTAAAAGTTCACAAAATTTATATAAAACATATGAGTAACTCAAAAAGTTTTTTCTTTCTGTCGGACAATT